GTTGTGAAAGCCTGTGAGGGCGGCAAAGAGAAGCTTATTCGTTTCGGACAACAGGGAGTAAAGGGTGCGGGTAAAAGTCCTAAGACAGCGGCTGAGAAAGCCCGTAGGAAGTCTTTTAAGGCGAGACATAAGAAGAACATCTCGAAAGGAAAGATGTCAGCAGCTTACTGGGCTAACAAAGTCAAATGGTAAGAATTAGGGGAGCAATTAGCTCCCCTTTTTTTATGCCTTACTTATCTTGTGAGGCAGCTGCACCGTCTACAGCTTGTTGACCAAAGGTGTCAGACAAGAAGTCACCGATAGCTTTTGCTGAACCTGAGAATGACATGGTGAAGTTTGCAGTACCACGTGCTTCTGCATTACCAGTGGTTTTATTCTCAATTGAGTTAGCCATACCACCCTCAGTGCCTGAGTGAGTGTTATCCATGAAAGCAAATGATGCTGAAGATGCTACGATAGCTGCGATTGCGATAATGTTTTTCATAATAGTTTCCTTTATTGACATGCAAGACATTCGTCTTTGTTAGTGATTACTCCTGCTTTACTGTACACGTAGTACAGAGCAAGAATGTTAGGATCGAGGAAGGCTTTCTTGTGAATACTGTTCACGTAGCCCTCATCTTCACCTGCTGCAAAGAATAGATTTAAACTTTGCCATTGGTCTATCCAACGTCCTCTGTTACTAGCTAACCGGATTACAGCATCCTGATCAATCTCAAATGCTGTACGGAAAGCAAGCTTCTCATCGTCGTCTAGCCAATCGACGTGTTGAACACTGCCATGAGCATCTCGTACTTCTTCGATGTTCTTTTGGTTGTACACGCCTTTCTCTTTCATCAACCGCAACAGAGCAGGATTGATACGATCAACTTCACCCGCAGGTGTGCGTTGTGTATAAACCATTGCTGTGTCAGGATTAATGCCTTCGCTAATACCGCCCATAATTAACGCTGTGCTTTTAGTTGGTGCAACTGCTAATCGGTGGGTGTTAGCCATCCCATAGCCTTTCATCCATTTAGGTTCACCCCATGTTCGAGCTAAGTATTCTGATGCTCGACGTGACTCGGTGTCTAAATGAACAAAGACATTTGTGTTCCATTGGTGAGCTTCAAAACTCTCAAACGGAATTAAGTTTTGCTGAAGATAAGAATGGAATCCACAAACACCTAAGCCTAATGCTCTACTGTTCTTAGTGAATGCCACTGCTTTCTCAAGCCCTGCCATATTCTTAGCACGTTCAATGAACTCTTGAACTACAGCATCTAAGAACACTGTTGCTTGAAATACAGCATCTGTTTCTCTCCATTCATCCCACTTAGACAGATTCATTGAAGATAGTACACAAGTGTATGTGTATTCTTCACTGCTATGCAGCATGATTTCAGAGCACAACTGACTAGACTTAATGTCTAGGTTTTGATCCTTGTACCATTGTGGACGCTTGTTATTGGCTTTATCGTCAAAGAAGAAATAACCTTTACCTGTAACCATCTTTGTTTTCATGGCTTTACCGTAACGGCGTATAGCTTCTTCATCTCCTTGTCTCAGGTCATCAATAAAATCATCACCGACAACCCAACCAATGTTGTTTCCATCGGGGTGTGCGAATAGATAGTCGCAAACCTCATCAAAGTCCTTGTGGTCAATTCGTACATAACCTGCCCAACTACCTCTACGTGCTGTACCTTGTGATACATACTCCATATCCTTCTGGAATCCTTCGATGATGGGTAGTAGTCCTGAAGACTTGCCGCCTACAGAAATACTATCACCACGTCCTCGTAGATCACCTAGATAGGAAGCAGTACCGAATCCTGCTTTAGTCAGCATAGCTACTTCATGCTTAGCATTGTAGATGCTGTCTAAGTTGTCAGAGATATATGTACCTGCACATGATACAGGAAGTCCACGTGTTGTACCAGTGTTAGCTAATACAGGTGTAGATGGGCTAAGCCATCCCTTCCATAGAAGGTGGAAGAACTTGTCACGCCACATGTTAGGGTCTTCAGTATGTGCTGAGAGCGTAGCAGCAATCCGTTCGTATTGTTCACGAGGATTGTCTGCTTGATACAAATACTTCTCTTTAAAGAGTTGATAACCTGCTGTACTCATCCACTCAGGTACTAAGTCCTGCTCTAGTAGATGCATCCTCTCTTCTCGGAGTTTGTTGTAAATGTTGCTCAAAATGCAAATCCTTTCTCTGACCAATCGCGTTGATACTCACGACCTTGACTGTTAAAGAAATCTGTAGCTTGGAATCCGTTCACCCCTTTATAAAAGTATTCACCAACCGGATTATACTCGACTTTATAAAGATTATCGTATCCCATATTACGCATACAGACATTAATACGGCTCTTAGCAAAGTGGAGGAGTTGCTTTTCTGTGATGCCTTCAACTCGTCCTTTAGCGAATATCTTTTCAACTATCGCTTCTTCATGCTTATAGACTTCCGTAGCAGCCAGTACGATATGCTTGTATAAAGCTTGTTCATACGCTTCATCAATTTTTCCCGCATCTTTTAACTCCTTCTTTAATGTTTGGAATAACCATCCCGCAGCTTCTGAATGCAATGCCTCATCACGTGCTGAAAAGTTAATACCACTTACGACGTTTAATAGTTTGTTCTTACCTTGACTCTGGAAGTGTTTTAGATAAGCAAAGCTTGTGTACAAGATTGCACCTTCAGCAAACACAAAACCACCTAATGCTTTCAGGTCATCCTTATCATCAAGGGTATCATGTAGAAACTTGATACGATCTGACAACACCTTGTCATGTGTGTACTCATCATAAAACTCATCGGTAGCTAAGCCTAACTCTTCATTTAACTTGCTGTAGAACTTAGCATGTACCTGTAATTCCATTGCTGCAAACATAGCAGCCATAGGCTGAATGTCAGCAGGACGTGGAAACTTCTTAAAGACAAAGTCAGTCCAAAATTCATCACCAATAATTTGCTCATATTTAGTGAACAGCTTTAGAACAGTGATAACACCATGTCGTTCAGCTTCTGTCATGTTCACCAAAATATCTTGCTTGTCCTTACCTACCTTAACCTCATTGTGAGGCCAAAAGATAGACGCTTGCTTGTCTGCAAACTGTACTGCTTCTGGATAGTCCACAGTGAATGTAGACTTTGGTGTGTATAATTGAATCATTCTCTTTCTTCTTCTTGGATCAATTTATCTAAATAGTGCATAGCCTTCTCTAAGTCTTCTACACCGTTCTTTTCTTTGTAGCGAGCTACATATTTGATAACATTACCACGAAGGAATCCTTTAAATTCCATACTTGTCATCCATGATTGCATAGCATCCCAAGGTTGAATCTCTTTAACGTAGTGATTTCCACCAATCTGCACAACTTTACGTACAGTATTGTAATCATCATAGGTTAATTCGTCATCATCTGGAAACATATCATACTCCCAATAGTGTTGCATTCATTTCTTCTTTGTCACGTAGATTGGTACGACCTCTCGCCCATGATCCACAGTCCTGACACTGATAACGCTGATACTTACTCACCTGTGTAACAGAGTAGCCACGCTTCTGCATGTGCTGTCCACCACACTTAGGACAAACAGGTACATCACTTGTTACACCCTGATTAGGATGTGTCTTATGATAAGGACGTAGCTCATCGTAAACAGCTTCTAACAATACCACATCTTGCATATTGTAGTCAAGCATTTCTTGAAAAGCTTTTGCCTCACCTGCCATACATCTAGCCCACAAGTCAAAACCACCTGTGTCTAGCTTACGACCTAAGCCAAGTATCTCACCTAGATAATCAAGCCTATTACTACTGAACTTGAAATTACGCTTTGCAATCTTCAGTGTGTCAACACTGCGATAAGGGGAAGGTTGTGTAATACCATTAACCACCATGCGTGTATTAATAGAAGGTAAGTCAAACTTATCACCGTTGTGTGCAACAATAACATCTGCCTCATCCATCATATCTCGTAGTGAGTGTACAATACGATAATCGTTTTCTTCATTCACTTCTTTAGGTGAAAGCTTATCACCATAGATATGCTTCTCACCATACCACTTAGCTGACCATGTTAGCATAAACCAATCACTAATCAACTGGCTGTATGACACATTCTCTTTCCACATTCGCCACACATATGCACGTTTAGGTGCTGTCTCTATATCAAGAATTAGGGTTTTTAACATCTTTACGCTCCGTATGTACGCATACAAATTGGTAATTAACAATTGGTCTACCTACAGCTTCTACCAATTTCTCTCGCTCTTCAAAGCATTGCGTCATGGTATCGTAATCACCATACCACCCTATCTCAGGAATTAAAGACTTTGTGTAAATAAATACTAATACCCATTTCACGTTCGTTCCTCTCGTTCTTTGTTCGTCTTGTCTTGGTGACAGTCTTTACATAATACTTGTAAGTTATCAGCTTCACAAAACATAAGTTTTACAAAACGTGGTAAGTCATCATATGACTTTAAACTACCGCAAGGTACAATGTGGTCAACTTGAACATCTGCCCCTTTGTACCACTTGTTACAGGCTGCACATTGGTATTCATACTTCTGTCTGCCCTTCTTCTTGCAAAGTCTCTTCGCATCGTTCATCACCTGATACTTCACTGGGTATCGACTGCTCTTCGACCTCAGTCCCGATCTGATGAATCCCCAATACTGACTCTCCGTCCAAGTGTTCCCTGCTCTCGTTCGGGGTACTTTCTGCCGCGTAGTCTTCCCACGTTTTATAGCCATAACGTCTTATCCATAATAGATTGCCTATCTCGCTTAGTGTTTTACAAACGTCTAAGTCGGGTGCGTGTTCTCTATATGTCTCATAGACACGTTCGATACACGATGTGAAATTGTCAGGTTCAATGCAGTAGTCCTTGATAGACTTACTGGCAACCTTACCTGTGATTCGCTTCAAGCCCGGAATGTTATCCGTACTATCGCCTGTCAATAGTTGAATGATGAAGAATTTATCAGCATCATCTGGCGAAATGTGATAATGTTCCTTCTTACGCCAATTGTAATGCTCTCCTACAATCATCTCCAAGTCTTTATCAAGTGATGCACAAATCAGGGTGTGATCGGATGGTCTTGTCATTTCAATACCTATCGTGTCATCAGCTTCCTGACCATATGTAACGAAAGCTCCCCAATGATTTATTAGATAGTTTCGTATTGCATCATAATG